ACTAAGGGGAACACTTCATGCTAGCCATTCTCGCACAAACAGCAAAAGAACTCGGCCCGGCAAGCATCGGTTTCGGGGCGGGCGGCCTCACGCTGGGCAGTCTGGCCCTGTTCTTGGTAAAACGTAAGCTCGGCAAGGTGTGCGATCACGTGGACGACCAAACAAAACACATCGACCCGCAAAACGGGTATGTACGTAAGTCGATGTGTGACCGCAACTTCAAGGAATTGAAGGAAGACATCGGCAACGTCAACGCCAGCGTCCAGATATTACACGGGCGAATTGACCGCGTACTAGAGAAGCTAAACTAATGGCCCACACTTACTACCCCGCCACTATCGTCATCACCTTTTCCTCCGCCGCCTACACCACCGGCGACTACGGTAGGCTGTTCGGTGATACCAACTCCGACGCTATTGACTTCGCCTCCGCCACGTCCGACGTATGGGACAATAAGCGGTACGTGCTTTCAGATACGGTTGCGGGTGCTACGGTGACAATGACCGCCGCTAGCCAAACGGTGGGGATGCACATATTCGGGGTGGAGACATACGATAGCCTGGGTAATGCCCACGGGTCGCTCGTAACGGACGAGGACACAATTTACATCGACATGAAGCCACGCATACCGGGCGGGATGGGAATCACGAGCTACGACCCGGAATCACAAGACTTGGTTTTGACGTTATAGGTAGACAATGAGAAATAGAGCGGTATTCAAGAAAATCGAACAGGCGATGGAGTCTCAAGACTACACCCCCGAGCAGCTTGCCGACGCCACGCCCGTACAGGTGGCGACGGTGGCGAAGCTGGACGCTAAGGACACGGCGGAGGCCGAGCGGTTCTGGCCGGGCATCAAGCGGCTGTTATTGTTGGACCGGCAGGCCGAGGCCGACGCACACAACACGGCAACGCTGACGGGCGTGGTGCAAGCGTGGCTAGACGCCAACTTCCCCTCGTGCGAAATCGAGGCGGCCCGCGACGGAGCCCACCCTTTCGTCACGTTTTGGCTCAACGGCAAACCGGACGAACCGCAAGCGGTAGAGGAGGTGGCCCGTGGCTGACGCAACCATGTATGTAGACGGCACACTGGGGACCGGGGACAACGACGGGTCAGAGTGGCAACACGCCTACCAAGGTGAGGCCGGGCTACAGGCCGCGTTTGACGCTGTAGTGGACGGCCAAGACACGATAATAAATATCCAAAATACATTCGCAATAACCAGTACGATAGATGTCGACGCGGGCGGCGGGGCACTAACCAGTAACGATTGGCTAACCGTCGTCGGGCACATCGCCGAAGTTGAACTGACCACGGGCAACTACGTGGAACTGGACGCGGGAGACAATGACCTATCTGGCCCCGTCGTGAAGGTTGCCGACGTGGAAGCCATACACTTCAAACATATTCACACCAAAGACAATCACAGTGCGGCGGACGCCACGGATACCGGATTCGGCATGGCTTCCACCGGATACCAAAGAGGCTTCGTTTTCACTAACTGCAAAAGCACTGGCTGTTACCGGGGCTTGGAATGTAACGACAGCGGGTACAGTCGGCAGGTGGTGGTAGTGGATTGTGACTTCGCGGGCGTTGGTAGCTACGCATTGTACGCAGCATGTTATGGCGTGATGTGTCTGGATTCGCGGTTTGCCACCACCACGGGCGGATGTGTGTATTCCACTCTTGGGCACGCGGCTGTCCGTTGCCGGTATGTCGGCGGACAATACGGCGGGTTTGCACATGCGATGACGTCGTCTTATATCGACTGCACTTTTGATTCTCAAAGCGCGGCGGCCTGCAGGGCCGAGAGCACGCAGGCTCTGTTAGCGATGTATAACTGTGTTTGCACACCCGACGCGGCCAGCGACGATTTATTTTACCGTAACGCTGGAGCTATTGTTCAAGATTACAACTTTCTCGCTGCCACCGACGATGCTCTGGCAACTGGCAATAGTGAGGTAGATGTGACCGTCACGTATGCCGACGCGGCTGGCGGCGACTATTCAATAACGTCAATTCTGGATTCGAGCGGCAACAACCTGGGAGCGTTGCCCGGCAAGCCGGACTATCAAGACCAAGGAACTATGCCTGGGGCAATCGGTAGCCCTCGCGGGGTGGCCGGTGGTGGTGGCGGCGGCTTTAGCGTGGGTTCACCAATAACAGGGGCTTTTTAATATGGAATACTTTGTAGGTTTTACGAGCGGGGGAGTGCCCACGGCGGGCCTGACGCTTGCGTGGGAAACGCTGGTGGCGTCAACTTCTGGCGACGACAGGGCTGCTGGCAACCCTATCGGTGCGACCGACCACGGCGGCGGGTTGTATATGTTTGAGATTGATTTCGGCACTGCCCCTTGGAACACTATCACCGAGGACTTGATAGGCTTTATTGACGGAGGGGCAACGTTGGCCGACATAGACCGATATAAATTCGTTGCGTTCACTAAGCGCGGATTAGGACTTACTGTGTTAACCCATAAAGGCATACAAACGAAGGCGACGGGTGACGTTGTGTATTATGACGCAGACGACGCGACCGCCGCACTCAAGGCCGATATGACCAACGCGGCCACTACAATCACGCGAGCATTGGCGGCCCCGTAAATGGAAAGCGACCTACTATTACCAGTCGGTGCGGAGTTGAGCCACGGGTGGTTCGGCAATGGCTATTTTGCTAACATGTCGCTATTGCATGGGCAGTATTGGTGTCGGCCTCGTGACGAAATGTGGCTGATATACCGTGACGATGGGGCGGGGGCGTTCGACGACGCCATGCCCTGTGCCACAGCGGCCAGTAGCGATGCCAGCACGACCATTGCGGTACAAGATTTGGCCCCCGCCTACGTAGACGCAAACTCTATGTTGTTGCTACACTTCAACGGCACGGACGCTTCGACAACTGTTACCGACACTTCGCCCACAACCAAAACGGTTGCGGCGGCGGGTGTATTTGCGATAGACGACGCCCAGTACAAGTTCGGCCCGACTAGCGGTTACTTCTCCTCTCCCGCTGACGTATTATCTGTCACCGACCACGCCGATTTTGCGTTGGGTGCGGCATGGACGATAGAGTTGTGGGCTCGACTATCTGAAACGCCAACGGCAGATATTCGTTTTTGGCGGCAATATGTTGACGGCACACATATTGCCCTGTTCCAGTACGTATACACTACAGGCCAGCTTAGGATGCTGCTGCGTAATAACCCGCTCGACAGTGACCTATTCTCAGACCTCGCCGTAATCCTTGTCGTGGGCACGTGGCACCACATAGCCGCGACGTTTGACGGGACCACGTGTCGCCTATTTTTGGATGGAACATTGGTTGGCTCCATCGTGGCCGATTACACTGTGCCCGATTTTGCCGCCAACCCCACCGTCGGCTATGCCGGCACGTTTCGCGGGTGGCTGGACGAATTCGCCATATTCGACACGTGCAAATACACCGCCAATTTCACCGCCCCGACAAAGCCTTGGGGCTACGACCAAACCAACATTTACCAGTACCGCCGACTTGCCGTATCCCCTGCCGGTAGTACATCCTCAGACGCATCGGCGACCATCAACGTTGAGGTGGATTCGAGCGGATCGCTCGTCGGCCCGGTGGGCAACCCGTCGCTCGACCTGGCGGCCACCGCGATTGCAGCTGGCAAAATACGTTGCGTCTGGAATTACGACGCCGATAATGAGCCGGCAACCCCAACAGGATTCAAGATATATTCTAGTAGCGACGCCGGCACCACCTACGCCCTGGAGGGCTCCGACGCCTACCGGGCGGGTGCCCAGCGGCACAGCTACACCACGGCGGCCAAGACGGACGCCGAGGACTACGTGATAAAGGTTGTCACCTACCGCACTATCGGCACCGGCGACTACGAACTGGGCGACGCCACAAGCGACACCGCCACCGCCGACTCGACAGGCCCCGCCGCCGCTGCCACAATAACCGTTACGGCCACGCCGTAAACAGACTCCGCTTCCTTCCTTTCCGGCCCCGTCATCCTACTCTATGGGTGGCGGGGTTTTTTTGTTGGCGGTTTTCAGCCCACGGATAAGCCAATATGCCACACACCACTGATAATTTCTTCGTATGAATTTAATGTGGTTAGGTAGGGGCTCCTGAATGGCAGCGTCGCAGAGTTCTTTCGGTATCCACACTTGCCTGTGGGTTTTGGAGCGTTTATCGGTCATGACTTACCCTCCGCCTGGGCTATGGCGGCCTTTGCCACCGACGCCAACCGTGTCACGTCGTCGTGGCTGGCGGCCGACAACTCCGGTAACGGCTCTAATGATGCGATTCGCCGCAACGCCGCCAGCAGGGCATCACACTCCTGTTTGTACGACATGGCTTCACCGTCGGGGTTGTTTGCGGTATCCTCTAGTACTTCCGTAGACAATCCGGCGACCTCACACGCATTCCAGCACGCCACGAGACGGCGGGCGTTGGCCAGATTTACGGCAGCATCCCTCGCTGCTGGAAACGTCGATCCCACATACGTAGTTTGCTTTCTGTCCGGTTGATCTTTGGTATCCAACTCCCATATTCCGAACTCCACAGCCTCAACCTTACCCGTCGTGTGCTTCGCCGTCTCGTCCCTTTTCCTGTCTGTCATTTTGAAAGTTCTCATGTCGTTCTCCTGTTCTGGTTGTCCTGGCCATTTTGTTGACGCCGACAATATGGTTAGGCCTCCATATATTTCTGGGCCTCACCGTGGAGCAGAAGGCCGGTGCCCTCTTCCCACCTCTCGATTGCCGCTTCCACCTTGGCCATTGCCTCACATTGAGCGTCCCATGCCCCACCATTGGTTGCGGTTTGATATTCGCACCACGCCAACACGGGGGTGGCGGGATCGTTCCACAGCGTCGCCACGGCGGATACCTCTGCCCATCCGTGGCCGGAGGGCACCACTTTGTATTCTATTGTGTAATTACTAATCATCGTCTTGCCCTTTCCGTTTGGTTGCCTCATCAGTGCCGGAGTCCAGCCGGCAGACGCCCGAAGGCGTTTCGGCTTAGTTGGCGTGGCAGGCCTCTTGGGCCGCCTTGATACCAGCCACAACCATTGTGGCCGCGAAGGTATGTCTCGCCACATCGTCCATCCCACACATTATGGCCTCTTTGGTGTCCCGTAGTGCCTCGCGGAAGCTGGCCTTCACCTGTGATCGGAGGCACTCAACCAAAACCGTGTCATCGTAGGTGGCTAGTGGGTGGTTGTCGAGCCATCGTACGGCCGCCCTCATGCTCGCCTCTGCCGCGATGTGTACTAAGTCGTTTTCCATCGTTCTGCCCTTTCCAGTTTGGTTGTCTTTTTCGTTCCTCATCTACTATAAGTATACACCAATTCGACGCGATGTCAAACAAAAAATTGAGAATAATCGAAAGTTTTTTGCTGAGCAGCCCGCTTTACAATTTATTACAGGGCTTATAAAATTAAGCCCCTTGCAAGGTCCTTGCAAGCCCCATCATAGGGGCTAAGGATAAAGATAAAGATAAAGATAAAGACTAGGATAAAGATAAGGACCATGTTTTTGAGAATTTATTTCATTTTTTGTTTGCATCTGCCGACAGTGGGTGTATAATTGGCTTAGATAGCAGCAGGCAACAGGAAAGCGGCCACAGGCGAAAGGGCGACGATGATTGCGAATTACGAAACATTTCTAGAGACTAAGCGTGGGGTGGGGTCTGATTCCGGCTTTGAGTTGGACCCGGCACACATCTGCGATAAGGTTTTCCCGTTCCAAAGAGATCTGATCGCATGGGCCTTGCGGAAGGGCCGGGCCGCCATATTCGCAGATTGCGGTCTAGGCAAGAGCCTTATGGAGCTGGTCTGGGCCACCGCCGTAGCTGAAAAGACCGGGGGCAAGGTTCTGCTTTTGACGCCGCTAGCGGTGGGCGTCCAGATGGAGAAAGAGGCCGAGAAGTTTGGGCTTGAAGGCAAGCGGTACGGCCACGGCGAGTCACAGATTGTCATAGCCAACTACGAGAAGCTCCACCATTTTGATCCATCAGATTTCACGGGGATAATTCTCGACGAAAGCTCCATCCTGAAAAACTTTAAGGGGGCCATAAAAAACAAAATAAATGTATTCGTTCGCAAAATACATTATCGGTTATTGGCAACAGCCACGGCGGCACCCAACGATTTTATCGAGTTGGGCACGTCGAGCGAAGCTCTGGGGTATCTCGGATATATGGATATGTTGGGGAAGTTTTTCGTGAACGACCAAAACAACTGTGCCCAGAATACGAGGGGGCGGTTTGGTGAGGCGACTAAGTGGCGGCTCAAGGGCCACGCCCAAGATATGTTCTGGCGATGGGTTACGAGCTGGTCGCGGGCCGTTCGCGCCCCGTCCGATATGGGTTATGATGACGGCGATTTCATTCTACCCCAACTAAACGAAATGAAACATCGTCTTGATATATCTCGCCCACCGAAAGATATGTTGTTCTCGCTTCCCGCCAACGGACTAAAAGAGGTTCGGGACGAGAGGCGGGCTACTATTAAAGACCGTTGCGAGATGGTGGCCGACCTCGCCAACGGCACAAGCGATTACGTAGTGGTGTGGTGTAACCTCAACGATGAGGGGAATATGTTGGAAAAGATTATCCCAGACGCCATACAGGTGTCGGGCAAAGACGACGACGACAGCAAAGAGTCTAAGCTGGCGGCCTTTAGTAATGGAGACGAGCGAGTTTTGGTTACTAAGCCCAAGATAGGGGCCTGGGGGCTCAACTGGCAACACTGCAACCGGGTGACGTTCTTCCCCAACTACAGCTACGAGCAATACTACCAGGCGATTAGACGTTGTTGGCGATTCGGGCAGAAACGAGAAGTGCGGGCCGACCTGATTTACACACAGGGCGACGTACATAGCGTTACCAACCTGAGCCGTAAACAACAGCAGGCAGATGCGATGTTCACGCACCTTGTCCGCGAAATGAACAACGCTTTGTATATTAAACAAGACAGCATATACCCCGAAGCCGTGGAGGTTCCATCATGGGCGTAAAGCATCAGACGTTGACGGATGAGTATGCAATCTATAACGGTGATTGCATTGAGGTAATGGCGGACATGGGCGAAAGCTCTATAGACCTATCTATATATAGTCCGCCGTTCTGCGGGTTGTATCAGTACAGCAGTAGCGAGCGGGATTTGTCGAACTGTGATAGCTACGATGACTTTTTCGTACACTATCGCTTCGTGGTCCAGGAACTTGCCCGGCTGACTAAACCAGGCAGATGCACAGCGGTCCACTGTATGGACACGCCCAGCGGTAATTCTGGATGCGACCACCTCGTCGATTTTCCTGGCGATATAATCAGGCTACACGAGGCGGAGGGGTGGAACTACGTTGCCCGGCATTGTATTTGGAAGGAGCCGCTAACGGTACGCAACCGTACTATGCAAAAGAATCTGGCACATAAGACCCTTGTTAGCGATTCGATATACTGTGGCGTGGCGTCCGCCGACTACCTGCTGATATTCCGCAAGAACGGAGAAAACGAGATACCAGTAGAGCACCCTACGGGGCTAGAAGAATATCACGGGGAACGACAGATACCGGCGGATCTGTTGCACTACAAGGGGCATGTGGGCAAGCAGACCGGCAACCGATTTTCGCATTGGATATGGCGTCAATATGCTAGCTCGTTTTGGGATGACATTCGTCTCGACAACGTGTTGACGTATAAGCCGGCCAGGACAGAGGACGACGAAAAACATGTCCATCCCCTACAGCTGGACGTGATAAACCGTGTTGTCGTAATGAGGTCTAATCCTGGCGAGGTAGTATTCACTCCGTTTATGGGGGTAGGGTCCGAGGTATTCGGGGCGGTGATACACGATCGTAAGGGTGTTGGGGTAGAGTTAAAAGAGTCATACTACAAGCAGGCGATTATCAACCTGGAAAACGCCAAGAAGAAGTCGAGGGAAGGAAAATTATTTTCTTGTTAAGTTTTTTCTTGCATCTGCCGATAATGGGTATATACTGTAATTATGGCGTATAAAGCAAAATTCAAAAACGGGCGGCAGACGACGGCCTGGTTCGCCGGCAAGGAGCTCGATATGATACACAAGGAGGCTGATATGGAAGGCATATCTGTTTCCGCCCTAATCCGCAATGCAGTTTTGGCCAACTTGGTTGACAGCCGGGCATATTGGTCGGACGTGGCAGAGCGAATCGAATATGATTGTCAGGAGCTATAAACTATGGACAATATCTATGACACATTGGACAGGCTATACGAGAGCGACGGTGAGCACTGCTATGAGCTCACCCACGACGGGCAGCGGTGGGAGTTCCGGGGCCGCGTGAGAGGTACGGGGATTGGAGTACACGTGGCAAACAGTGATCGGCGATGCGTGATGGACCGGGTTGTGTATTTCGGCCGTCAACACTACACCAACACCATCGTTGACATAATCGCCGACGACCTGCTCGGTGGCGGGCCAATAGCCAATGCGGTGGATCAATTCGACGACACGCCGATCTGCATCATCGGCCAAGGGGACAGCGAGAGGAGGATATACGGATGACACTACCCGACTGTGTAACGTACAGCGAACTACTCCGTGACGAACGGCTTGAAGACGAGGCAAGAGAATTAGACGCGGACTTCTACGGGAGCGGGATCGAGAGCTCGACGGCGGAGCCGTCGGACCTGGGGGGTGATGGCTAGAGGGTACGAGACGCAGGCCCGGAGGGGCGGATGGTTTAGCCTCCATGCCGCCCCGGACCGGGCGTAACCGAACGGAGGCTAGACATGGAGCAATGCATGGCGGACCTAGAACGAAACCTTGAAAGGTGGTGGTAAGTAGTGGATACCGCAAAACTACAACAGATTTTGGCTAGCCATAAAAAATGGCTGAAAGGCGAAGACGGCACCCGTGCGAGCCTGGCCGGTGCGAGCCTGGCCGGTGCGAACCTGGACTATGCGAACCTGACCCGTGCGAGCCTGGCCTATGCGGACCTGGCTGGTGCGGACCTGAACGGTGCGAACCTGACCCGTGCGGACCTGATCCGTGCGAGCCTGGCCGGTGCGGACCTGACCGGTGCGAACCTGGCCGGTGCGGACCTAACCGGTGCGAACCTAACCGGTGCGAACCTGATCCGTGCGAACCTGACCCGTGCGAACCTGGACTATGCGAACCTGGCCGGTGCGAACCTATCCTGTGCGGACCTGGCCGATGCGCACCTGACCAGCGCGAACCTGGCCGATGCGAACCTGTCCCGTGCGGACCTGGCCGGTGCGGACCTGATCCTTGCGAACCTGACCCGTGCGGACCTGGACTTTTCCTCCTGGCCCCTCTGGTGCGGTTCATTTAACGTGCGGGTAGACAAGCGTCTAGCTGCCCAGCTGGCGTACCATTTTTGTCGACTGGATTGCGACGACGCCGACGTACAATCGGCTCAAAATGCCATACGCGACCTCGGCAACACGTTTCACCGCGTAGGCGAGTGTGACAAAATAGAGGCGAATGGAGGTGGTCATCGTGGCTGAGGAACAAAACGAAATCCAAGAACGTGACGAATTTATCGAAGTTCTGGAGCAAGAGTTTGCTCTAGCCAAACGGCGGGAACCCCAGGACGGAGGACTGGCGTGGCTTCCGGAATGGTATTTGGGCCGGGGGGCTCGCATCAAAGCTGCCCGCGAAGCAGTGAAAAAACGGTACCGTGAAATGATGGACCACCTGGACGCTGAGGATAGGGCGTTGGACTACCGTTGGGGCCAGCAGTTCCGGGACGAAGTGGACGCGGCACTGGCACTGCAAGGCGGCAAGAAGAAGAGCGTAAAGTTTCTGACCGGCACGGCCGGGTATCGCTCTAGCAAGGGCAGCATCGAAATCGCCGACACGCAAGCGACGAAGAAATGGGCGGCCGAGAACCTCAGCCACGCCCAGCTTGTCGCGGCCATCAGCAGCCTCAACAAAACGCCGCTGCTTGAAGCGGTGCGATGGGAGGAGCGGGTAGACAAGGAAACCGGCGAGGTGTTTGTTTCCCCCACCAACGTTCCCGACGGCTGCATCCTTCACCCGCCGGGCGACAAGTTCTACCCGTCACCCCCGACGAAGAAGTACCTGCCTAAGTCGGCGGTGGCAGAACTGGAAGGTGTATAATGAAAGCGATACTCAAAAAACTACACGCCATATCACAAGACGTAGGCTACATCCAGAAGGACGCCAAGAACCCCCACCACGGCTACACCTACGCCAGCGAGCGGGTGATTAAAGAAGCTTTGCATGCGGCCATGAATAAGCACGG